CTACTTATGTGCGTTGTAAAGTTCAGCAACTTTCGCCCAGTTGATTACATTAAAAAACGCTTCGATATAATCAGGACGACGGTTTTGATAATTTAAGTAGTAAGCGTGTTCCCATACGTCTAATCCTAAGATAGGAAACCCGCCACAACCTGTGTTAGGCATCAACGGATTATCTTGGTTTGCAGTAGAGCAAATTTCTACTTTGCCGCCTTTGTGAACACAAAGCCAAGCCCAGCCTGAGCCAAAACGAGTAGCTGCAGCTTTGCTAAAAGCCTCTTTAAAACCTTCAAAACTACCAAAAGACTCATCAATTGCTTTAGCGAGTTCTCCAGTAGGTTTGCCGCCGCCATTAGGACTCATTATTTCCCAAAAAAGATTGTGATTGTAAAATCCACCAGCGTTGTTGCGAAGTGCAGCGTTGTTCATATCGAGGTTGGTAAGAATTTCCTCAATACTTTTGCCTTCTACCCCAGCAGGAGCCAAAGCGGCATTTAAGTTGGTTGTATAGGCATTATGGTGTTTTGTATGGTGAATTTCCATTGTACGCGCATCGATATAAGGCTCAAGTGCGTTGTAAGCATAAGGTAATGCAGGTAGTGTAAACATAATATATTCTTTTTAAATTTGTTGCAAAATTACTATAAAAACAAATGAGTGAGAGTATTTTAGTTATAGATTTTTCTTATAAAGCTATAATTTTATAAGAAAAAAATAATTTCGCTTAGTTATAACCGCCTTACCTCAGGTCTAATGGATTGAAATAAAAGGAAAGGTTAATTTGCTAATTTGCAAATTATTTGTACTTTTGCGCCATTAATAACTAAAAAACAGATAAACAATGAAGAAGACAATTCTTTTATTAGTAGCTATTTTTGCGATGGTAGCTTGTGGCAAAAGTGATAACAAAGGAGACGATTCAGGTTATGCTCTTAAAATTTTAAAATCTGAAGGAGTTACCGTAATCTCTATTGTATTTCAATATTCAACCGGTGAAGTTGAAACAGATACAAGTCCAAAACCTCTCACTAAAGATTATGTAATGGATATCAAAGGAGGTGAGCCTATGCAAGTAGCAGTAGGAGGAAGAGGAGTAAATGATAACTCTACACTTACCATACAACTGTTACAAAACGGACAAGTTAAGAAAACATCTTCCTCAAAAGGAACTATTTTAAATGCTTCTCTTTAAGAAAAATAATAAAAAAGACTTAACCCATCGTTAAGTCTTTTTTATTTTATAATCAAACACAATTACAAAAATAATTATTTGAATATGAGTTGTTTATAAAATAAGTGTTAAGTACAGTGGTAAGTTTAGCTGCAAATTTTTTTATTCATCTGCTTTATGATAGCACGAACGAGGCTCTCGCTAATCTTAAATTGTTCAGATATGAAAGTATAACGCTCCATCTTAGGGGCGTTACTTTTTTGATATTCTTCGTAAATCTCCAAGTCTCGAAATATCTCACACGCAACTCTGCCCCCGTGCTTGTAAATCAAGCGCAGGTCGTTTTCCATTGGTTTTAATTTTTCGTATACATTCATTGTTATTCCCATTTATTAAGTTCGCATCCCTTTTCGTCTTGCCGCAAAAGAGTAGAGAGCGGACAACCACACATCTTACACTTCATACCCTTAACTTCTTTCAGTGTATAATCTCTCATTAGTCGTTGGTATGTACCCATTTTAGCCATAGGGCAATTCGCGCATATCTTTGCCCGCTCTTTTGCCTTTGCCTCAATTTCAGGGTCGGTAAATATGTAATTCTCCCAACCCTTTAATATTGCTTTTAACTTTATCATATACTTGCTGATTGCCGTGCTCGTTCATTATCACTAATTCGCAAAATGCTATCCGAAAGCCCCGAAGTAGTGCCTATCGTTGTACCCTCAAATGCCCCTTGCATTGAGCCTTCAAGACTACCAGCACGCGCGCCTTCGAATGCCCCTTGTTGAGTACCTTGTAGCGAACCTTGCATAGCACCCTCGTAAGCACCTGCTTGCGTGCCTTGCATAGCACCCTCCTTGATAGCATTCATCATTTCTTTGTAGTCGATTTGAGCATCAGGCAATTGTTTAATCACTCCCCCTGCTGCCATATACACGGGGTTATAATTGCCATAACCTGCACTTCTATTGATAGCCTCCAATACTGGGAAATACATAGCCGTTGCGCGCTTGTTCACTATATATTCGCCCCCTTCAGCCTCAAATCCGCCTCGACCCGCAACAGTGAAAGGAATGCCTCCCTCATTGTGACTCTTGCCTTTGAGTAATCCACCTTTTTCATATTTAACATCGGTACTTGATATTTTAGCAACATTCATTAGCCCCGATGCGACCGCTGCCGCTGCCGCAACTGCTCCTAACGCGGGGCCTACTACTGGTATTCCTGACATTGCCGAGTAAGCCTTTTGTGCTGCCATATACGTGTTGATGGTAGTTTCAGCAATAGCTGCAGCCTTTCCTAATGCAGTTTGCTCTCCTACCAATCCTTTAATCTGCCCTAATACAGATTGAAACCCTTGCAATTTTGCATCTTCAACGGATTTGTCAATAGCCATTTTCCTCTTGGCGTAGTTTTTACGAATTAATTCCAAAGTACTCTGGTATTGCTCATCACTCAATTGCCCTGCTTCGTGTTGCTCATCGGCTTTCTGAATAGCAAGTGCATTTTCATTCTCTAATTGAGCGTACTTTATCTCATACTCTCCTGCACCCTCACTTTCTAATCTCGCTATTCTTTCTTGAAAATCTAAATCAGCATCAATAGACCTTTGCTCTTTCTCTTGTTGCGCTACTTGCTGCTTTAATTCCCTCGCTTGTGTGTCGTGGTCTTCTTTCAATGCTCGCAATTGGCTTTGAAATTCCTCCTCCGCTTGGTAGTCCCAGTTTCTTGCTTCTTGTTTGAGCAACTTTTCTTTCTCCAACGCCTCAACTTTCTTTTGATAGATGGCATCTTGTCGGTTTTGTTCTTCTGCAACTAATTCAGCGGTTAGTAATACGTTGTTGTCTATCTTTGTTTTGTTTTCTTGTTCATAATTTTCTACCTCTCTCTTTACAGCATCGATAGATAATTCAGTTGTTGTACTTAGATATTCTCGTTGTATCTCTAACTTTTGCTTCTCGTATTCATTGGATTTTATTAACCCCTTGGATTTTTCAGTTTCCAAAATTGCGAGTCGGTCATTCATTGCTTTTTCTTCAATACTTAACCTCTCTTGTAGTGATTGTGCTACTGCTGAATTTGTCTTGGCGTATTCCTCAACGGCTTCACGTTGTTGTTTTAATTGCTCTTGCAAAATCTCACGTGCTTTATCTGCTGCCTCTTTCGCTTGTGCCGCCGCTTGGTCATTGGCTGCTTTGCGTATCGTATTCACTTTGTTATTTTGCGTGGTTATTGCTTCAATGCGCGCCGCTGCTTGTTCTGCTAATTCTGCTTTCTTTTTAGCCAATTCAGCCCTATCAGCATCGCTCGTGTCGTTGCTTGCAAATTTGAGGTTCAACAACTCCTGCTCCAATAAATTCCTATCTTCTGCAAGTTTATTAATTTCGCGTTGTACATCTATGCTCTTTCGTGCAGCTTCTTCACGCTCGGCAAATGTTTTTGTAGTATCTTCCGCTATCAAATTCAATTCCTTAAATTGTTGCTTTAACTTAGCGGTTTGCTCTATGTAGTCGGCTTCTGATGCTGATAGTTTTTGGTTTATCTCTTCAATTCTTTGTCCGCGTTTTAAAGCCTCATCCATAGTAGCCTTAATATTACCCGCTATATTCTTCATCTCGCCACCCAATTCGCTAAACTTCCCCTTGGCATCTGATGCAGCCTTGCCCATCTCTTTGGCTTTATTAACCAAGTCTTGCGTTGGTTTCTTAACCTCTTCCCACGCTCCTTCAAAATCTCCAGTTATCACCTTGCTAAGTCCTTTCACTACTCCTATAACTTGTTTTAGAGGTGTTATTAAGAATGTGCCGATAAGTTCCCCCGCTTTCTTGATAGGTTGCCACGCGGCTTGGAATGCTTCTACCATCACCTTACCTACACTCTGAACTACTCCAATGAGCGTTTGAAATGCCACTTTAAGCGGAGTAAGTACCCTATTAACCTTGTTAATACCCTCTTGAGTGCTTGTGAAGTATGCAATCAAAGAGCCTAATACTACAACCAAAGCACCTATACCAGTAGCGATAATAGCCCCTCTTAATACTTTCATACCCGTAGATACGTTCCCCGTAGCCGCTGCTGTCGCATTGAGTGCTGCTGGGGCTAATCGACCAGTTTGCACAAAATTCACAAACGGAGTGGAAAGCGCAATTACATTCACCCTTAGATTGTTAAACGAATTAACAATGCCATTCATAGATGTTCCGAATGCTTGATTATCGCCCAACGCATCTAATATCGCTTGCCGATAATTACCTACATCTACTTGAGTAACACCAATAGAGCGTTGCAACTCTCTATAAGCCTCATCTTGTGCGTGAATAGTTTCAAGCAATTGCTTCCCCTCAGCACTCTCACGTTGTGCTTGTGTGAAGTCTTCGTAAATACGCCTATTTTGCGCTAAAGCCGTCCCCAACTCACGTATAGACCCCGTAAGAGTATTATTAGCCTGCATTGTTTGGTGCTGTACCGCAATATGCGATGATATGAGATTATCATACGCCCTTTGCTCTCTTTGATTTTCACGTTGTACATTTTGCAACAATGCCATTTGTCGGGTATATTCCTGCACCGAAATACCCCCTTTGTTCAACGCATCTTTGAGGGCTTTCATTTGGTCACTAACCTCCATTATACGTTGCCTTACTTCAGCACTTTTATTAATGAGAGCCTCAACGTCAATATCTACTTGTGCAATGTTAATTCTTTCCATTTCGTTAGTTTATTTTAATCATTTCAACTTCTGATGTTGCGCCTGCTTTGTACTTTATTTTGTTTGGAATAAAATAGCATCCGAATTTATCTACATAAATTCTCGAAAAAAAATCAAAACTATGGATATCTAATTCGTTCAATGCAAATTCAGCGGTTACAATCTTAGGATGTTCCAATATTTTACTCCAATCTGCATATTGCTCAGTAATTATCCTATTCCAAGTCAATTCGTCAGTATCGGCAACCCATACGCTATTACTTTGCCTTCTAGAGCCGTCAATATCCTCTACTATTGTAGGTACTTTTCTTGCTTTTCTCTTAACAACGTGCCATCTCCCCGTTTTTTCTTTGTAATTTACTTTTAAAACGCCATTTTCTATTTTTTCCTCCTTAGTGAAAAATTCAAAACAATTTAAATTTCTATCATTCCCAAAAACTTTAATTCTATTCAAAGGAGCGTAAAAATCAACAGAGAATATTTTTTTTGCTGGCAAATACTTGTCATTGAAAGATAGTCTAGTGTCATAGTCATCTTGTAGGTATTCTTTGTCATCTTCGTATTTCTTGTACTTGAATACGTTCAACTGCCCATAGTTTGTGGAGTGAAAATTAACCTCTTTAATCTTTACAAACTTATCGCTCCAATCGATAATAGGAGCTACATTAACACGTTCAGCAAGTGTATAAAAGTGATATCCTCCCCTGCTGTATATAGGTGTTAAAGCAAAAATCTTGAAAATATTTTTAAAAAAATCAATCAATGGGAGGTCGGAAACTAATTCTTGAATGTTATTGTTTTCTTTTATCCTTTCAATCTTAAATGTTACATTTTCGACAAAAATCTTAAAAATGTTATCTCTACCAACATTTCCAAATTCTTTGTCCATTAATGCCATTATAATATCGTTCTTTTCGGCGTAGAAGTCGAATGTGGCGTCTAAATTATCCAATCCTCTACTTCCTATATCTGCCCGCTTGAATAATTCTCCTGAACCTTGATTTGAACACATTAGTCCATATCTTAGTGATATTGTACCACTAGATATATTAGAAGTTGCTTTCCCTATGTTGATGGTAACTCTATAATATCCATTTTCTTTCACAGTGTAAGGATTGCTCTTGTTGGATGATATATACTTATCTAATACAACGCTTGGTTCTACAGCATCATAAAAATCGTAATATCTATCTTGTGATAAGTAACTTGATACTTCTAACTTCTTAATTGTTTTAGCAGTAAATACCTCATATTGTTTGTCATCAAATGTAATATTAGATGATGTAATGTATGTTCTCTTCCAATATAATTCGCTAAAAATTCTTCCGCTAAAATCAAACCCTCCATCTTGCGCTACCAAACTGAATATCCTATCAACATTAAGTGATATTGGAGTGCGCTTTATTTTCCAATAATAAGTGCCTCCCAAATAATTAACGCTGTCATCGCCATAATCAGCTAATAGGTACATATTACTATTGTTAATTATTGTGTCATCATCGTTATCGTTGTTGTTGGATATTTCTATTTTACTTCGCCTATCTTCACTTGTTATTAGATTCCTTAAACTCTTAATATCTCTACCTTGCAAGAATTGATATAGTTGTAGAGTGTTGCTTTTAAATTCAAAAACAAAATAATTATCACGCTTACTCACTAAGTACCCTATACCTCCTCTTAGTATAGGGATGCCATTAACATTGTAATCTACTTTATAAGTATTATATGGGCTATTGCTAACAATTTCTATTTCATCGGCAAATCCGAATATCATTCTATTATTGCTTGTTGTTGGAAGGTATATAGTTTCAGAATAAGAAACTTCCTTTGTGTCAAAGTTAAACATGTCATTCACCTGCATATTGTAGGTTAATTGCTTCTGCTCAACATCGGCAGCAATACCATTGATTATTAACTCTATCATAATTCAGTTTTAAGTTTTAAAGGCTCAAATTCTATTGTAACACTGAATGGGTGTGTGTCTTGCTTGTTAATATCAAACTTGTATGAACCATCTACAATATTAACTCTTATAGGTTTTAATTGCCCATTGTTATTGATGTACACAAAAGCAACCCCACTATACAATAGAGATTGCAACTCCTCCAATTCCCCGCTTATTACGGGTATTTCGCTCTTCAATACCCAACGCTTGACAGCAGTCAATCCAAGCGGATGTATTCTTGTTACATTTTCTCCTATATAACCATCTATTAATGTCCCTAATGATTTAGTCTTCAACTCCTCTATGTATTCTTCAGAGAATAGCCAATAACTCCACGAACCAGCTGTATTTTGCCACGCCATAAAAATACCACACTCATCAACTACTCTATCTACATATTTAGCGTTTTCGCTTCTGTTAATACTTTCATAATTAAATAAATTATCTTGCTTAATGTTGATTACTCTATCTTCTTGTTTAAAACCTTTGAAGTACGTCGTGTATGGTTTTTCTTTTCCATTAAACTCTTTGCAAATTCTTATCCCATTCCATTCTGTGCTGATATTGTAGAATGAGAAATTAGACGCGTACACTTTAAATTCACTACTCTTTGTGCTTAATTCCTTAATATCCCCATTGATTTCTGAATATTGCGTTGTTACTGAAATTTTAAAAGTATAGCTTGAGAAACGACCTATATCCAATCCGTTATTAATATCTTGTATAAAAGTAAAGTTTTTAAATATAGAAGTAAGGTCTATATTCATAGTTTTAGTAACTTCTTCAACCTCATACTCTCTCCTTATCTCTATTACATTATCCTTATACCTACTATTGTTGTATGTTCTAAAACTTATATTAATAATCACTTCAGGTCTCCACGATGATTTAAGTTTATTGTGTTCTTCATCAAACCTAATATATAGAGGGTATCCACTATATGCACCCCAATAATCAAATGCTTCAAAAGTCATTTTTCTAATCTGTTTAAAAAGTTAATAATCTCACTTGTGAAAGTAGCCACGTAATTATACCCTACTTTCTCAATTATCTGTTGTACCCTCTCAGGTGTTATTATCGCATCAATAAAGGCAGGAGTGCCGCCTGCTTGCATTCTCTTAGTTCCGTCACGTGCTATCTTTTTAGCAATAGCCCAAGCCAGAGCGTTAGTATTCATCTTCTCTTGTATTGGGCGTATACCCCTTGCCAATATCCATTGTTCAATAACTTGTATTGGCGGCATTTTGCCCGCCTTGCGCCCGTGCTGCATATAGTAAGTGTACTCTGCACCGCTAATGATGCCACGCAATCCGCCCCCAGTAATAGGGGCTACTTCTACTCTTAAAGCATTCTCCCATTGCCCACTCGCTCGCATATTTAATTCCTTATGCTTAGCAATTAGGTCATTCTTAAGAGTGTCCAACTCATTGTATAATATATCAATAGGCTCTTTCATTGTTAATCATTAGTTGTTATCTGAAACGTAACCAGCACGCCGTCGAAATTATTATCATACAAGTTAATAACCTCTATCATTCGCCATCCCTCAATTGTGTAATCACCGCAAATAGCATTCGCAATATTCATAATATTTTCCTTACAGGGTTTAATATATTGCTCGTACTTGCCCTCTGTTTGATTGTTATCACTTTGCGAATTATACACCCTATCAAAGTCTGAGTGTTTCAAAAGCATAAATCGCCCGTTATAAGTGCGCTTTGTTGGCACAATGTATTCATCAAATATTACACTCTCTTCTAACGGGTCAAGAAAGAAGTAATATTCCTTTCCATCTTCTGTTTCCAAATTGTGAAAATCTGAACGCCCATAATCAAAGTGCCAACCGTTGCTCGTGGCTATTTGTTGTAATATATCTTTCATAACCTTATTTATTAATCATTAGTTTCTGAAATCTATTCTGTATATTTGTTTGAATTGCTCTATACCATAAGATATAATGCACTTCCAAGTAATTGAGTTTCTCAATATCATTGTATCTTAGTATATCACCGCCTGCAAGACTATCAATCATCGGCAAATCGCCAAACCACTCCAATTCTTTAACCCCTGCTTGTTGTAGTTTTATATCGTGCTCAGTAGGTTCGGTATTCCAATGCTGCTGCTCCATCTTTATTACCTTATCTACTTCATTTGTGATGAATATCATACAACGATAGAATTGAGTAACCTCCATTCGTATTATATCACGTGCCTTGCATTTGTACACAATTCTGAACGCTTCAATTAAACCCTCCATTGTGCCTTTAATCACGTAACGCTTTACACTATTAACCTCGCCAAATGTTAATTCGGTAATGCTATCTTTTACCCCGTGCGTACGTTTCTTAAACCAACGCTTACAAGTGTAGTTAGATAGAGGTTTTAAGACTTTCAGAGCGGGCAATAATTCTTTTTGCTGCTCTTCAGATAATTGTAGGAAATCGTATAATCTCATCTTCTGAATATCGGTTTAAATGTTTTTCTCGGTTTTAAATCAAAATACTCACGCATTAGTAACATATCGCGATAGTCAGGGCTTCGTCCTATTGATTGTTTCACTGTATCTTTGTTAATTACAGATAGCTTTTGCCCGTCCTTATTATCGCTTTTGATTTGCTCCAATTCTTCTGTTATCATCTCCTTGGTGCGCTCGGATATATCAGCACTAATATATATATAATTGCTATTGATACGCTCTGCTAACTTGTACAAGCATTGCGTTTGTAAATTCTTGTAATTGGTAGGTTGTCCGTTCTCTTCAAAGGGTGTGCTGTTGTTCTTAAAACCTACAATGCCCGTATTGTCTACTACGCCCCCACCAACACCATCCTCATCAGCAATACAATTACCTTTGGGGATATTATACTTCATTCGCAACGTGTTGATGAGTGCTTGTATCTCGGTAGTCGCTGAAGTCTCTAATGTATATATCTCTATTAACTCCCAGCCTCGCCATACGCCTATAACGCACAAATCCGAACCAAAGCGGGCAATATCGGCTGTTAGGTAAATCGTGTTATCTTGTGGCAACTGGTCATTACTGAATATCGCTAATATCTTATCGTAATCGCACAACGCGTTTGGATCATCGTCATATTCCCATAGCCCATTGAGAAGCCGTTGCTTCTCTGCACCCCTTAGAGTATTCTCCAAGTTCTGAATGTATTCTCTTGGTAACATCTTATTATCGTACGGCAATGCTTGAATAAACGCCCTCCTCTTGTCGAGTGTACCCTCTTTGTAGGGGGTATAAAATTCCTTGTATAGGAAATTCTTAGAGGGGTTGGCGGTTATCAGCAATTTGCCCTTCAAATTGTATTCTCTATTCTTCCACCGCCCTATTGATATTTTGAGGTTTGAATAACTATCATAATCGAACTCCCCGCCCTCTTCTATCCAACCGCGTGTAAATTGCATTGAACCTAACCGCTGGTATTGAGGGTCGCTTGGTAAATACTTACAATCTAATAACAATACTCGTGAGCCGTTATACAATTCAAAGTAATTGTCCTGCCCATTATACTTCCAAGCTTCTTGTGGTATACCCCATCCGTTGAGTACCTCGTGAATGCTCGGTATAGTGAACCGTCTCAAATCGTTCAGTTGCTTACGAGCAATGAAATACTGAGTGCCTGCATACATTAGTGCATCGGCGAGTATCAATGAACAACCTATAAATGATTTGCCACCGCCTTTTGCGCCACCATAAAGCACCTCATCAATATCATCATTCGCCCACGCTTTGCCGCATTCCTTTTGCTTGTCATTTCCGTTGCTGTTAAACTCAAGTACTACATTTTTCATTATTACTTAATAATTATCCCAGTTACTTGGAAAGGTAAATCTTTGCCGTCCTTACCAGTTACCTCTTGCTTAACTGGAGCGTCCCATCCCTCCATTTTAGATAGTTGTGCAATTGCTGAAATACGATCCCTATATGAAGGAATGAATTTTTCCCCATCAATCCTCATTCCTTTCCCCTTTGCAATGTCAGCGAGTATCTTCAGAGCGTCCATTTTTGCAAATAAGTCTTTTTTACGCTCTTCTACCTCCGCACTTATCACTTGCTTTGCTACTTCCTCATTAATCGTTTTTTGCCAATCTTTCAATTCTTTTTGGGCTTGTTTCCAATCTTTATCAAAGGTAGTTTGTCCCTTACCCCACTTTACCTCATATTTACCCCATATTACCCCATACGACAATAGAGGAGACTTTTTAAGTTCCTCTAATATCCATTGTTGTCTATTTTTTGGGGTGTTATTCATATTTCTGAATAAGGTTTTTTGATTGTTTCACAAAGTTTTTTCATTTCCTTACATAAAGGATATAGATATTTTATTTTACCTTTTGTAACATATTCAGTTGCGTTCTTGTCTAAATTTTTCAGTATAAAATCTTTTCTTGATATTCCTTTCAATCCTCCTTTTTGCTTTATAATATCTGAAATCCTACGCCCGTGAATACGCTTGCCATTTATGATCCAACTGCTATCAGTTTTATTTTCATAAACCTTTCCTACAAAGTACCAGTTAGTAGCCTGATATATTATTCCTTTGTGTGATTGGTCAATATCAGCATAAGAGACTATCATTTTACACAAAGGGACGTCTTTTTTTACTTTCTTAATTGCTTTTGCTAATACTTGTGATGTAGTTTCTTGTTTCCCATTAAGTGCCATTCTTACAAGTTCTATGATTTGTCCTTGTTTTAGATTGTATTCTGAACCAATATTATTATTACTACCAGTGCCAAATACTACACAACCACACCATTCGTTATTATCATTAAATACTGAATAAGCAAATGTATTCACTGGTACTGATTTTGCATAGTGAAAATTTAAACAACTATATTTTATCGCTTTATTGCTTGCTAATTCTAATCTCATAATTCACCACAACTTACAGAAAAGTAAGCCCCTTTATATTTTCTATCAATTAACTCTGTAATATCGACTTCTGCCTTTTGCAATTGTTCTGCATTTTCAAAAGTAATCTTCATAATTGCAGGTTTGTTTCTTGAATCGTCTATCAGTTCATCTTCATTAAAACTATCTTCTGAATAGTTTATATCCTTTTCTTCAATCTCAATACCTAATTCCTCTAACTCAAACTCGTACTCCTCTGCTATTGATTCTACATCTTCAAGGTCTATATTATAGTTTTGGTGCGCAGTAGTGTTTGCTAATATTTGTGCCTTGTAGTAGGTATCTGTATCGTCTTCTATATCATTGCGAACAATTACAGGGTATTCGTTTTCTGCAAGGGTTATTTCCTTTGGTACAAGTCCTTTTTTATCGAACTTCTCTTTGCGTGCGTGTCCTGAAATGATTGTCCCCTGCTTGGTTACTGATATACTCTCAATCACTCCCACCTCATCGATAGAGGAACTAAGTAGTTCCATACCTTTTTCTGTGTGCTTGTTTGTGTTTCTCTTACTTGCTTTTATATGTATCATTGTTTGATATATAATTTAACAGTGTTTTTTGTATATAATTTTCGTGAAAAATTGTATTTCAATATTTCTGTATTTGATTTTCAATAATTTGTTGAAACTCCTCAAACGAATAGCATACAGTGTATGTATGTCCCAGTGCGATGGCTTTATTCTGAAAGTCTTTTTGATTGTTAGTTTGGCGATTGCCTTTTACTTTCATTTCGATATAGAGGCTCTTCCCTTGTGGGAGTAGAACTACCAAGTCAGCTACTCCTGCAAGTACTCCCTCTGCTTTGAGGCGTTGTGCTTCACGAACGTTGCGACTGCCACCATTAGGGACAGCGTAAATAACAAGGTTTGGATATTGGTATCTGAACCAACGTACGCAGGCGGTTTGGAGTGTACTCTCTTGGTGCTTCATAACTATCTAATTTTCACAATGCAAAAATACGAAATATTGCTTTAAAATCCTAACATTTTTTCATCTTAACAATCTGAAAATCAGTGTTTTATTTAGTTGTTTTAACTAAATAAAAGAGTTGACAAAACGGCAATCGCTTGACTGTCATACCCTATAAAACGCAAAAAGACGAGCGTTTTGCCCGTCTTTGTGTGAAAATTATTTTGTTATATTTATAACTTTTCTATGTTTCTGAGTTTTTCGAGGTAGAAATCTCTAATGCGTTGAAAATCTTCATCAGTAAACTTGTTATCTCTGAGCCTCATTCGCTTGTGTGTTGCGGCTGATGTACTCTTCTGAATTGCTCTTGCTACCTTGCTATCAGATAGCTCTAATTGCTGAAT